AACAATTCCAATGTCTTGACCCACATCAACACAATAAGTTATCTCTTCACCTGGAGTAATCGTTATGTTTTCAACAGATCCTCCAGCTAAACAAGGGATTTCTATAGGCGCTAAACTTTGACCCGTTGAAGCCAACACATATTCATTCATGTAAGGATCAAAACCTCCTAATTTTTGATTTGAAACAGTGTCAATAAAAAAGTCTCTAAACCAACTCCTCATTCCGAATTGAGAAATAATTTTAAGCTGATCACTTTGAGCGCTTCCACCTCTAAGTTGAAGCACAGCTCCTCTTTTTTGGTCTGTAAAAAACCTATCTACTCCGTATCTTGTATAACTTTCTGGGTTGTTGCTAATTCCATATTCTTCAGATCTAGCAATTTGAGTTCCTAAAACTTGTGGAATAGAAGTTAATGCTCCTCCCCCAGAAGCATCAGATAAAAGGTCTTTCCCTACTAGCACATAAGATATTTTATCTTCTTGCAATACTAGCATGTCTGTGCGTCTGCTGTCTAGTTTTTCTATAGGACCGTAAGATTCCTCTAGTGGTTTAAAGTTTAATAAACCTAAGTTAAATTCATTTAATCTATTAACATTAGATTCATCATTAAATATTCCGCTATAAGTTAAATCTGCGAATCTATTAGCTTCTTTGTATAATTGAGCCGATGTGCTTGTCACCCTGTTTCCGTAAGTTAAAGCTTTACCGTCAATAGAATCCCTCATCTTATAACTCTCAACGCCATTTCCAAAAGAAATACAGTCGTAAAATCCTGTGTTTATTATTGCATCTTGAGTTGCTGTTGCTCCCGTGTTTTCAAAATTAATTATTTGATTTTGAACGTCACCGGTATGCTGACCTAAATTGTCAATAGGAAAAGATAAATCATTTTCATACCACACATCTGGCAAAGCATCAGTAGGTATAGTTTCAAAAACAATAGTTCCGTCTGATCTATCTACAACAATATCTACCTCTACGTGAAATCTACTGCCGTCTCCGTCGCTACAACCTGGTCCTCCAACCATACATAGAAACAACTGATTAGTAGCGCTGTTTCTAAAAAATTGCCAAATATTATTACTAGTATTTGTCGGAAAATCAGATTTTAAAGGATCTCTAGCTTGTGTAAGTAACGTAGAGATGTATGTATTAATAAACGGAGATTCTTCTTGTCGGACATTCGAAAATGAAGAAACACCAGAGTCAAGTAAAGAAGATAAGTTTTCTCCATCCCAATACTCTTTAAAATCATCATAATCACCTTGAGCTCTGTTTTCAATGTTTAAAATATATTCTCTACCATCACAAGCTCTGCCCCAGAAATTAGCTCTATTTCTTGCAAACCTCATAGACATTGTAGAAGAACTTCCTGCAGGAACTGTAACATCTACATAAGAAGTAGCACCACTTCCTGTGGGATTAATTATGTTAACAGGATAAGCATTTAAAGCAAATGAACCTGGGTTTGAGTTATTTTTTTGACCCCTTGCAACAAGCTTCCCTGGTTGAAAAATATCTCCTCCAGGTGTCTCATTGTTGTTAGCTATAAAGTTACTAGGACTAAGCTTCATGTAGACCCCAGATTGAATAGGAATATTATCCTGAGGGTCCTGTCCAGGGTTTAATGGGTTTTCAATAGTTAAAAAATTAGCAGCCTTAGCTTCTTTTTCTAAAACTGTAGTATAAGTGCAATTAGATCTTGGTCCTGCAGAATCTCTTTTTACAATCAATCTATCCCCTGACTCAACTTTATTAGCGTTTTCTCCTTCTAAAAGAAAGAAAACATAATTATCAATAGGATCATTATAGAATTCATTTGCATAAATAGTTTCATACGTACCCTTGCTTGGCTTAATAACAAATTTATATCTTGTAGCCCAATCAGGAGCTATCTGAGCGGGAGATGCACCAGGTATTGTAACTTGTATCGAGTTCTGTAAAAGAGAATTTCCGCAAGGAATATGAATAGTATTTTCAGGACTAACCAAAGCTGTAGAAGACCTGTTAAAATCATCCATATAAACCATCCCCACTTCATAACCCCTGTTGCTGTGAAGGCTAAATGCATTTGCTATTTTTTGATATGCAGCTCCTCCGCTTACTATAGTATAGTATTCATTTATAAACTTAGGACCTGTTGGGTCTCTAAAAACCATAGCTATAAGTTGAAATCCTATTACCCCAGTGTTTGGATCTGAAGTAATCATAATAGGTTGATCTGTTTCTGTTATACCACTGCCTACTTTTACATAAGAGCCTAAGTTAGTAGGTATTAAACAGTTCATTTGATCTGTAAGAGTAGTTCCGTCGCAGGCTAAATCAACAGTTTTTATTGTTGCAGAACTACCGATTCTTGCAACAAAGTCATTACTAGTTGCCATTTGATGTACTGAAGTAAAATCTTGAGGCAATGTGTAGGTAAAAGATATCTGAGTAAGTGTAGTTGTAGCATCAGGAATAGGAGCGTTAAAAGTAACGCTATCAAAAGTAGAGTGCTCAAACTGAAATTCAAAAGAAACACCAGCTCCTTTTACTAAAGATTCTTTATTATTATAATCTGACAAATCTATACGAAATATAGATCCAGGTATAGTTAAAGGATTTACGCCACTAAAATTATAAAACCCATCTGCTTCTAAATCAGGAACAACATTTAAATTTATCTCTGATCCTATTAAATCAGCTTGGAAAGAAAGATTTAAAGAAGCTCCAAGTCTATCTTTTAAATCATAACCCTCTACGTAGTTCCCGTATATAAGCCTGTTTCCCATTAAGGTCTGAGCCTTAGCGCTTCTAGGGACGTTATCGTAAAGCCTTAGTATTTCATATTCAGGAAGTACAGTAAATATTTTTTGATTGTCAAAGACGTATACCTGATCATTATTATCTTGAAACCCCACCTCTTCTTTATTAATCCTTTCTATAACTTTAATAGTAGGATCATTCATTTCTTTAAATAACAATTCAATCCCAACAACTAAAGGGCCTCCCGTGTTGTACGTTATTGAAACAGCATTTGCAGAATTAGTCATCCCTTCGTTAAGAAAAGTATTGTAACTAAAAGAAAAAGTTTTAGATAAAAAAGCTGGGTCACTAAACTGAGATACTGCAGAAAACTGTCCGTTTTGATATTCATATCGATAAGCAAAACAAATAAATTTATCCTCTAAAAAATCATTCTCTGAATCTTGAATAAAAGGAGCTATTGTTGGAGCGGCTATTGGTGGTTTCTTTATAACCAAAATACTTTCAGCTGTAAAACCATCTACATTAGAAGCGTCAGGAATTGGATAGTTTCTTCTAACATTTATAAACCTAGGAGGATTCAAGTTGTCTGTAAAAAATAATAAATCTCCAACTAAATTTACTCCTGTTATTAAATATTTTGGATCGAAGTTAAGAGTTGTAACTATACCACTTCCGTCATCTATACTAACAACGTGATAGGTTGCTCTTCCGGTTGTAGTGTTAAAAGAAACAATTAAATCTAATCTACCAGTTTCTCCTGAAGTAAAAGCTGGGTCATGAACAAACCAATATATAGTCTCATTAGCGCCATCCTCATAAGCTCCTATGGTCTTTGCTTCTGCGCTTAATCTAATTTCATCTTTATAAATTAACGCTGTAAGCTGAGTGTTTCCCTTTGAGTTTTCAACAGTGCCAATCTCAGAGTCTTCTGTAGAGCCTAGCCTTACATTTAATGCGTCTTCATATTCACCATTAGGTAGAAGCCTTTCATCAAGGCTTTTGTTCATCCGCCCTTTAACAAAATTTCTTTGAGTTTTTGCCATTTTATTTTATCCACTTGTTCTGCCCCCTCATGCTCATTAAGAGTCTACTTGGGTGAATATTGCTTAATCTAATTTTTGCATTTCTTAATAAAGCTGCTTTATCTTTTCTAGCTCTATTTATAATATATTCTTGAACTCCAAACTTGCTATTTAAAACAGCATAACTTATGTAAGCGTAAATATACTCTTCAAACATTTTATTAAGAGTAATTAAAGAATCATTCCCGTTTTCCATACCATCAGATATATACTGCAGAATACAGCTTTGGTTTGCCATAGTAGAATCAAAGTTTATTACTCCGGATTTTTTATCTATTGTAAACGTAGGATTAATGTTTGCTGTTTCTGTATTTAAACCATACCTAGCTCCGATCCTAGAGTTGTTAATATCTGAATCGTAGTTATTAACGTTTGGATCAATATTTTCATCAACAACGTCATTTAAGTATATACTCTGCAAACTTCCGTCTAATCGCTTGGTGTCTATGCTAGAGGTTTCTTCTTTAACAGTAACACCATCGTTATCATAGGTAAACGTAGAGCTCGCTGTTTGAATATAAGACACTGCAGACTGAACTTGCATGTTTTCGGTGAGATCTCTCACTACACCGTCTTTAAATAGCGACAGCTTAACCCAGTTGACATAGTCAGAAGGTAATACAAATTTAAGATCATCAAAGACTGTAAGCTCTAAAGATTTTATTTCTTTAAATGCGTCGTAATTTAATTCTTGAATTCCACGCTTTGCGTGAAACAATATTTTATATCTATTCTCGTTATTAACTAAGGAATGGTTTCCATCGTACATCAACAAGAAATTTGTGACTATATCGTCTAAGCTAACGTACTGGTACGAACCCCAGTTAGAGTCAGTAGGGTTGTTGCCGTCGTTGGTATAATACTTTTTTTGATTTATATATGCCATAGCTATTGTTGTTGATTTTGAGACTGTTCTTCAATCTGCCCAAACTTAAATACGTCTGCCTCTCTAATTGATATTCCAGCGTATTGTAATATTTTTGCTACCAAATCATTTGAGTCGTCTAAAGGCAATTCAAAGTCTTGATAATCAGACTGACTTTGATCAAAAATAGGGCTTCCATTAGATATGGTTGTAAAAGTCCATTTAGGATCTAAAGGATATCTAATATATGTTGCCTTAACATCTTGTGCGCCAGCAAAAGTATTTGGATATACAGTTATTGAATTTCCAGATTGAGTATAGGCTGGATAAAGACTAGAAGGTGATGTAAGTAAAGATTTGTTTAATAAATTTATTTTACTAGAACTTACCTTTTCAGCTTCTCCCTGAAGTTGTCCACCTGTAAAGCAAGATATTTGATTTATTAAATAGTAGTCACTTGGCAAAGTATACACATTTACTGTGTTTGGTGTTAGTGTAGCAAATTTAGAAAAGTAATCAATAACTTCTTCGTATCCTTTCTTAATGTCCGCATATCCTGTTCCGGATACCCTAGAATTTTCTTCGTTTATTTGTTGATTATATTGAACAAAATATTCATCAAACAAATCTAACTGAGCTTGCTTTGCGAACAAGTTAAAATCTGAAGGGGATATATAGCCGTAGTTATTTTTGTTTATAATCGCTAAAACTGTATTACGTACAGAGTTTATCATTACTACTTATTTTGTACAAAGATAAGCAAAAAAAAAGAGGTC